GTCAGGACAATACTGAAGGAGCACAGACATTAGCCTGTGTTGGAGGAGCCTGTGAGTTATAGCGATAAAGTTTTAGATCATTATGATAACCCTAGAAACGTAGGGAAACTTGATGAGAAGGACAAAGCTGTAGGGACTGGCATGGTTGGAGCACCTGCCTGTGGAGACGTAATGAAACTACAGATCAAGGTGAATGACGAGGGGGTAATAGAGGACGCCAAGTTTAAAACTTATGGCTGTGGCTCCGCTATTGCCTCCAGTTCATTATTAACTGAGTGGGTTAAAGGTAAAAAACTAAGTGAGGCAGAGGACATTAAGAACTCTGAGATTGCACAGGAGCTTTCTTTACCGCCCGTTAAAATTCATTGCAGTGTATTAGCTGAAGACGCTATTAAGGCGGCTGTGGCTGATCTCAGGAGGAAACAAGATGTCACTTAAGCAAATCACTGGCGGTAAGCCATGCTTTAAGGAGGAAGTAATAGAGAACATAACCCAGACCTGTATGTACCAACTGGACAGGCATAGGCTGAACATCCAGGTACTGACGGAGAATCCTAGTGGTACAGCGGATCATCCGTCAGTAGTGGAGTCAGTGGAAGCTGAAGTTAAACAAATGGCTAAACTTATGGGTGTTATGGGAGCTATAGCCTATTTGAATAACGGAGGGATTGTGGAGTTTGAAGCTGAGTAGTTACTGTTGTTCTTCTTCGGCTGTTGCTTGTGGGGCTCTTGACCCTGCACCAATAGCCGCTATGAGCCCTCCACCCTGTACGGATGCTTTTAACCTATCTTGAGAAGTAACTGTGGGTTCTAAAGTTAACATTCTTCTGGATAACGCTGTGTCTGACTCATTTTTTTCTCTTGTAATACCAAATCTTTTTTTAATTTCTTCAGCGTGAGTTTTTCTTTTTTCGTTTATTCGTTTTTCTCGTTCTTTATTTTTTCTTGCTTCTGAAGTTTTATAAGCAATTCCCCTGTTTAAATCAATTTTAGCGGATTGTCCTATTGTAATTAAGTCTGATCCACCAACAGGATTAAAACCAAGCATATCATGCCCATCATTAATAATACTATAAAGATTGTTATCTATTGTATCCACAGCTATAAATTGATTAACTCCTCCTAAATCTTTAGCAGCCGAATTATAAGACTGTGAAAAATACAGAATATGTTCATCTCCAGTTTCAGCAGAACCTTTATTAACTCTGGTTTTGTTTCCGTGTTGATTTGCTATATCGTAAATTTTTTGCTGTGTTGTCGGTAATTTTACGTCTGGGTTTGCTTCTTTTTTAGCTAATGCTTTTAAATAAATTTTAAATAAATCTCCTGGTTTAAGGTTTTTTGGTAAATCAGCATGCTCAGTAACTTTTTTAGTTACAAACATACCACTTAATTCTACAAACTTTTTTATGTCTGTAGCAGTCATATCTTTAATTCCAAAGGCTTCTTTATAAATTTTTAATGTGGGTTTACTTACTAATCCCCGTAAAGCCCTAGAGCCTTTTTCTCTTGCTTCCGTAGCTAAAGCCCCAGTTCCCGTAGTTGCATAGTCTTCCCTAATAACTAATTTTGTATTGTCTGGGTCTTTAACATTATGTACTGCTTGAACGTGTTTGATAAATCTATTTTGAACTGCTTCAGGAACTTGATCTACTGGGTGAAAAACTGTTTGTTTAATTAAATCTCCGTCAAAAACAGGACTCTCTGCCCGTCTGGAAAAATATTCAACAGGAGTCCAAAATAACGCTGTGTTTTTATAATCTTTTCCCATTTGAGCTAAAGCATTGACATGTCCATGTATGCTTCCTTCAACAATATCTGGAGAACCTTCCCGTATCTCTTTTTGTACGTTGGGAGTAACTCCTAATTCTCGTTCTGTAGCAATAGCTTTTGGAGAAAACATTGATGCTGTTATAGAAGGAATAGCCGAAATTAAACCTTTTGTGGTTGCTACTGCTTGTCCTCCTCCCCCTCCTGCGTAAAAACCAGGTAACATAGTTTGTAAACTACGTCCTGATAAATTAATTCCACGTTTAGCTATGTTAGGAGCTATACCAACTATACCTAAATTTAAAGTGTCTAAAAAATTCTTAAAGTTTGTGTCTCCACGGGGATTGTTTTTAGCCCATTCTCCATAGGCTTGCATTACTCTTTGTGCAGTTTCAGTGTCCATACCGGCCTGAATTAAGTCATTGATTCCTGCTGCCTCCATTCCTGCTGCTACTGCTTTATTAACTCCCAAGGCTTCCAAAGGAGCATTAATAGCAGACGCAACTTTTCTACCTAACATACCTGTAGTGTCTAAACCCTTTTCAAAAGCTCTTAAATTTCCTTCAGCTTCTTCAGGTGATTTAAATAACATTGGCATCTATACAATCCTTAAAAAGAATAACCTTTAGGTGTTAAATCAAAACCGTCCATCATTCCTGGCTGTATAAAACCAGAGTTATTAAAGGTTCTAGTTTGCGTAGGTTGTGTAATTATTTCTTGCTCCTGATCTGTAGGTTTTTTACTTAGTTTACTTTTTAACTTTTCTTTTTCTTTATTTTTTTGTTCTTCTTTATACTCCTGTTGTAAGGCTTTAGCAGATTGGTCTATAACACCAAACACAACAGCTTTACCTCCGTCCTGTAACCATTCTTTTCTTGTTTTGGGAGCAGCTTTAGCTATTTCTTCCATAAGATTTTTTTTCATTTCTCTTTTAGCGTATTCAATAGCCGCTACACCTTCTAAGCCTTTTGCTTTACCCATTGCTTCCTTTAAACCTTGATGAACTACGCCAATAGGAACCATTCCTGCACTAATAATAATATCTTGTATTTTTGTTATAGCTCCTGTTGATGTCATAAATACTCTTCTATTACCTAATTCCCAAAGACTTCTACCAAGCCAATAATCTTTTTCTTGTCCTGCTTTAGATAATAACAGTTCTTTTACAGACGTTCCTGATCTATTTGTTTTTAACAATAAATTAAGTTTCTTTTGGTTAGGTGTAATTTCCGGAACTAACTCTTCATAGTATTTAACAACTCCGTCTCTAAGAGAACGTCGTGCTAAAGACATTGATGAATAAGGCTTGTCTGATCCTGGAGGATACATTTCATCAAATTTTTTTCTAGCGGCAACTAAACCGTCTAACGTATTCGGAAATTCATCTAATTCAAGTGTTTTCATAAAACCGGAAATTAAATCTTCAGCTTCTTTTAAAGCATTTTCTGTTGTTTTAGTTCCAATCATTTTAGTATTTTCAATAAACGCTTTTCCAATAGATTCTGCAACTTTAGATTTATCATATCCTCCTTGTTTTTTAGCAAGAGCAATAACTTTTTGTTCAAGCTTATCCATATAAGATAAAACTTTATTTACTCTAACTTGATGAGTTTGATCTATTTGTACTCCAGCTTCTTTTAATATATCAACAGTTTCTATTTCTTCTTCAGTAGCTAATTGTTTTTGTCTTCTAAACCAACCTTCAGGATCGGTAACTGTTTCAGCTTGTTCTAAAGTTCTTCCTCCCTTACCTCCTGTAGATTCAGGATTATTAAATGCTACATTCCACAAAAATTTATCTTTTCCTGCTAAAGGCCTGTCTACAGTTCGTCCTAAAGCTAATTTTTTAAGTTCAGAAACATCAACGTCAGGTGTGTCCCAATTAACTTTAG